ACTTTGCTGTTTAAGGACGGTTCGAAGTTCCGTCTTTGAAATATGTAACCCAAGTAAAATTCTCCTGCGCGCTGCGCAGGGTACAAAACCTTGAGATGCATTAAAACATCGACGCAGCCCACAAAGGGACTTACTTCGCGACTAAAAAGCCGCACTATCCGGTCACGGGATAGATTTCCTAATAATTCGAGGGATTAGGTAAAACCTTCTGAATCGCTCATTCAGACGAGCCTGTTTATTCTAGAACCCTAACAGGAAGGGTGCTCTACAAAGCCGAACTTGCTTAAATAATAGTTGATAAACTATAAGCATAAAATACTGGAACCGATAGAAAGAAATGAAAAGACATATCCTCAGCGGCAGCAACATAATATGTTACACTAGGGAAGGAAGCACTTGATTGATAGTAGTAATTAAGCCAAGTAATCAAACGGCTATACTGTACTCCCGCAGTTGCAGTTGTACGTCTACATAAATCAAATCTTTGATTGGTGTAATATGGAATTTCTACCTCTAGGCCTGAGCCATCGAGAGTAGTTCCAACAGCAGCTCCCTCCCATGAAGAACCAATTCTATTATTGTACCAAACTGATAAAGACTCAGTAGATCCAGTAAGAGAAATTATGTTTGCTTGTTGAGAAACTGTTGCATTACTTGCTAAAATACTAGATAACCGTTGACATTGAATTGTATTAGATAAATTCCCTTGATTACCACTAGGGCTAATCTTATACCTAACACCTCCTCGGCGAGCGACAAAAGGCAAACTAAAGTAAGACAACATAGTCTGGTTAACAGGATGAAATTTCTTCAATTTCGGTCCAGTAGTGGTATATCCGCCATTCGGATCATAACCACGGGCGAAAGGAAATGCTTGTTGATCAATATTCCAAGAATAATTCGAACCAGTGTTCCTTGCTGAGTTGGGAGGAAAAATTGTAGTATAAGAAGTATAACGCTTAATACATGAGCGAATACTACTTATCTTTTCTCCAAAATAGACATCGTAAAGACTGCCATAAGCTCCTCCTCCACCAATAGGGGTGATTTGATTCTGACCAATAGGTTCATTATCTAACGGAGCAGCAGTCACAGAAGGATCCATAGGCCCTGAACCTGATTGGGAAGTGAATACTGATAAGTTGTCAATTGTATCAGGAATAGGTGCAGCAACTTCGAAATCAGTACCAGCACTAACAAAAACTAAAACTTCAACGTCATTGTTAGGAGTACTATTAGGAGATGTCAAAGAATTTGCAACAAAATAATTTAAAATTCCGTTATAAGTATTGGGACTCGAAGCAACAGACGCTACTGTTGAATACTTTTGTGCAAGAGCTGTATCAACTAACTTAAAGCCAGTATCTTGACTCCATGCAACTGGAATAGTAAAATCTTTAGTCTGAGCAATGTCTACAACCCTAGTGTAGTTAACATTGGTAGGAGCAACTATTGCATTATAGGGATCATAAGTACAACGAATTCTCCCTTTGTGATGTGCTGAAGCAACAATCACTATACGGAAATACAAAGTGCCCCGCCAATACTGGAAAGGTAAAGCTGCAAAACACATAGGGGTCATAGATAACTCATCACCACTCACTGCTAAAAGTGAAGGAGTAACGGCAATGGAGAACAACAAAGTATCTGGCGACGCCGATGTTGTCCAGGTAAATTTCGTAAGAAAACTTTCTCTAGAAGCGACTGATGATAATAACATTTCATCTTTATCGCCTAGTCCAGTAACACGAGGGTCTATAGTCAGTTCTTGCTTACTATCAGATGTTAATTTCTGTACAAGTTCAGATCTATCCATTGTTGCTAAAAATCCAAGTGGAACACTACGCATAGGCATAATGTCAGTCAAAATAGTAGGTCTCGAAAAACCTAACAACCTAGCTAAATTGGCTAAACCCGTAAGGGTCATTTGAGTAGCTTTAGCATATGGTGCAATAGATATAACATTAGATAGTTGAGAGGCAATATTTGCAGCTGCTGAAAGGGGCTTAGACACAATACCGGTAGAATACTCGGATTGGTTTTCAAAAACTGCAGATTGCGAGGTAGGAACTAACAAATCTATGTCCTCAGCCCAAGCATATACTGTAATATTTACAGAGCCTGTAGCTCCATTAGCATGTTTAAGCTGCGATAAATCCCTCACATTCAATAATCCCATTTTGTCCCATTCAGCTGTTGAAGCCAAAGCATACATGTAATCTTTAGGCCAGAAAAACGGCAAAGCCATCGTTCCTCCTTCAGAAGTACAAGGATCTATATAAATATGTGGGCGCTGTGAAGCTGCAATGCAATCATTAAAAGCAATTGAACGGTTCTTTTCCAGAACACTATCTTGGTGAAGTGGTGTATAGCTAGCTAACAACCTACCATAATAAAATGGTCCACCATCTAGAAAGAAACGCACATGAAGCTTGCATCTTACGAGAAAGTAATTCTTAATCTTCT